CCGTTGTTGTTCCATTGCAAGTAATTTGTTGAAAGTAACTGCGGTACTTGTGTTGGGGTCATATCCCCAAATTGTGGTAATAAACTCATTGTTTTTAGTTTTTAAACTTTTTGATTTTTAATTTTGATGAGTCCGCTCCAGAAACAGATTTAACTTTATATGCTCCAAACTTAATTCCTTCAACAGGCGCAGCTTGTCTTGCTCCCGTCGATGGGTTTTTAGATTTAGATAGGATATCTCTAGTCGCGTCGGCTTTGCCTTGCTCATAGAAATGATTTGCCATTTTATCGGCATTTGCCCCAGCATATAATGCTTTGTGATACCCCGCGGTATCTGTAATCGTGCCGTCTTCTCCAAGAAACTTCCCTATGAAGTTACTAATATCTGACTGCTTTTCCGCTATCTGTGATGGGTTTTGTACGCCGTATCTAAACTTTTTCTCACCTAAACTGAAATCGAAACCTTCGAAATTTTCATTAAGTAATTCATTAGTCTTGGCCTTAAACTTATCGTGGTTAGCGACGTTTCTTTCCTGGTCCTCTTTATATCGATTAAAAAAGTCCGATGCTTTAGCTTGGTCCTCAGTAAGTGTTGGCGAATTCAACTTGATTTCGTCGTAGTACTTATCCTTGGTTTCCTTTAAAAACGTACGGGCTTTTGCAACCTCTTCTTTATACGCGAGTTTTTTTCTACGGATATCTCGCTCCTCGTCTAGGTCTTCGTCAAATGCAAAGTTGTCCTCGATCATAAACTCGATTTCTTCTGCACTTAAGTGAGACTTAGTGTTTTTGTAATATTCTTTTACTAATACGTCTCGATCCACATCGTCGTAATTAGTGTTTAATCGCATGTAATCCTGCAGGTCACCTCCAGTTTCACGCATAAAATCGACTAGCTTTGTAATGTTTTCTGGCAACTCCACAGCTGGCGCGACTGGCGCAGCGGGTGTCTCTGCTGGCTTAGCTGGCTCAATAGGCTTATCATCAACTATTTCTTTTATAACTCCGTCTCCTTTTCCTGCTTCTTCTAAAAGTGGGTCCACAACCGTTATATCCTCTTTAGGTATTACTACTTTTGTTACATTACTTGGAACATCTATTAACGGCTCCTTATTTTTAGCTGCTAGCTGCTGCTCTGTAAGTTTTGGTCTACTTTTAATTTTAAAAGTTCCCTCTGTTTTTTCACTCATGATATGATATTATATAATTATTAAATAGGTACTTATTGCGGGTCGAACTGAGATAGATCAAATCCGCCTAGGTTATCATTGCCGGCAGACTCAAAGTCTTTTGGTAAACCCTGCGTTTGTCTTTGCTCTATTAGCTGGCTTTGTTGTGATCCTTCTTTTTCAATTCTTTTATCTTTACGATCTTCTATTTGCGCGTCTTTAGTTTGTGTTTCTCGAGACTTCATCTGCGCAAGCTTTAAGTTGTATTGAAACTCAGTTGCCATTAACTCTTTTTTAATCTGTGCTTCGGCCTGCATTCTTTGCATTTCAAAGTTTGATTTAGCTTGCTCAATTGCTACCTTCTCAGCAGTCATTGCTTGTTGCTTTTGCACCTCAGCCATTGCAGCTCTTTCAGATGCTTCTGCGTTTGCTTGGGCTTGCGCTTGTATATTTTGCTGAACTAGCGCTTGCTCTCTTTCTTTTTTCTTTTTTCTTTTAAGCTTTAACATTTCGTTAGCTAGCTTAAGATTTTTTATTTGATTAATATCAATTGAATCTTCAATATCAATTTCTTTTGTTTGCAAGGCTATTTGTATATTCTTTTGCAATTCCGCTTTCTCTTCATCGTCAGGTTCTATTTGCAAAAATATACCAAAATCATGCAAATTAAGATTTTCAATCTCCTTTAAAGTTTCTACATTAAAAGTAGATATGCTGTTCATTAAGGAGTTTTTGGTAAGAGGAAAATTTAAAACGTCTGTTATTTTTAAAGATATGTTTTCGCATGTGCTTAAAGTTAGCTGCATGCTTGCGTCTTGTATGTGCTTAGTAGCAACATTAGAAGCGTTGGCTGCCATTTTTTGCAAGCCGACTAAAGCGTTAGGATCTGGCATAGCCCCGTCTCTGGCTTCGTTTAACCCGGTAACATCTCTAATCATTTGCATATTATAGTTGTATGCTGTAATTAAAGATTGTATTTTGGATATACCAGAAGAACTTGATAGTTCCTGTATAGGAACCTTGCCTCTGTTCATATCCCCGTCTTGCGTCATTGATCTACCAACAACTGAACCTGTTTGGAAATACATGTTTAATGCTTCCGCTGGATTATAATTTGTACCGTTACCTAAATCAACCTCTGCTAAGCCATCAATATCTAAAAATATCCCGTCAGGGACCATTCTAGATAGCACCTGCTGTATTTTTAAATGTGTTAATTGTATTACGTCAGCAAACCCAATACACTTGCTTATAAGCGATTGTATTACTCCTTTGTACATTCTAGGCGCAGCTATAGAATAACTCATTTCCACCCTTGTAGTGTCCGCCATTGGGCGGGTCATGTTTTCAGCTAGCTTCCATTCTAGCATCATGTCCGTACCCACAATTTTTGCGCCTTGATACAATACTTCAATTGATCTAGCTACCCTTTCAAAATTATCATTTGGTGGCGGATCAAATTCGTTTGTTTTTTCAATAGCCTTTTCTAAGCCATTGTCTGTCCTTTTTATTTTAAACACCTGATCCGTATAAGTCTTGTACTCGAAGTATAATACCTGAACAGTATTATAATCGTAGTTTTCAAAGCCTCGTATCATTCTACGGTTACCTGGAGATTTTTGAATTCTTTCTAATTCCTCATCAGATATGTAAGGAAATTCTTTTTTAAGTTCAGGTATGGTTATAGATTTAACCTCCCCAACATAATAGATATCATCAAAATTTGGATCTTCTGTATAAGACCATACACAATAAGCCGGGTCCACGTAATCAACAACTATACCTTCTGCCGGGTTGAACGATGTTTTAGTTATACCTATTCCGATATTAACTAAATCTTGATTTACCCTAGCCCTTATTAAATCATATTCATTTGTAGCCAGCACAGTGTTTATAGCCTCCTCCTCGGCTATTTCTATAGCTGGCTTGTAAGCTAGCTGCATGTGCAGATCTCTTTCTTCCATAGAATCCGGAAGGGATTCCGTAGGTACCGGAGATTTTTTATAAGAAACGTTTATTAAGCTAGAAGCAATCGCTTGCTCCTTTCTTGTGTTCATGTCGAATAACAAATTGCTAGCGTAATCCGTTCTTCTTTTTAGGGAATCCGGGTCCTGTGCGTAAGATGTTACTTCATATTGCTTTTGAGTAATACCATTAGCTACAATGTTTGAAAACTTTGAAAGTATTGGCACTGGCTTCCAGTCTAAATTTAAGTAAGATAAATCGCCGTTAATAGCCAATTCATCTTTATATTTTTGAACGCTTTGCTCTCCTCTAGCGTATAGCCTAAGATTATGAAAGTTATTCCAGTTAGTTAGATATCTATTTGAACCCGCTCCCCCATAATTAAACCACTCTTGCTCAATAGCACGAGAAACCTGTAATCCGTATTCTAGCGTTGCTTTTTCAGCATCACTTACTACCTGATCAGGAAATGGACTATTAGTATTTGTACTTACATTCATCTATTGCATTATTTTTGAGGTGGTTCCTTTATTGTCGTATTTTTTAAACCCTAAGGAATATTTCTTTGTTGTTATAGCTCCCTTGGGACTATATCTATGTTTGTTGCATGCCATTAGCGCTAAGCCGGAGCTTATTGATGCATCATGCTTTGTTCTGTTGTTTATGTCAAACTTGGCCCAGTCTTCTAATGTTCTTTGTAAATAAACATCACCGTACCCTTCTTTTGTTTGACCAACAAAATCTTCTATATAAGTTTCAATTGCTGAGGCGTGTGCTTGCTTAATATCTTCACTTGAGTTAGGTATACCACCTACTTCTCGTTCTGACACAGATAGCTTGTTGTAAGATCTATCTGGTCTATTAATACTGAAGCCTCTGTATCCCCGACGCTTTAAATAGTAAAGCAATCTAGGCTTGTTATTCTCACATAATATTGGCATTCCGTAAAACACCATAGCCATCAGCA